ACTTATAAAAGAAGCTAAAAATTTCATCAATTTACTATCTGAAAATGATAAACAAATCTTTGAAAATAGTGATTTAGGTGAATTTGTCCTATTTGAAGGTCAAATGGTTCCACTTGATTTACCAATGGAAAATGCTGAGACTATATTGGAAGCAAAATATAAAGGTAAAGAGGTCGATTTGAATAAACCTATGAGAAGTTCAGGACCAAAGAAATATAAAGTTTATGTTAAAAATCCTAAAACTGGGAATGTAAAAGTAGTAAATTTTGGAGATGTTAAAGGAGGACTGAGTGCTAAAGTAAGTGATCCGAAAGCGAGGAAGGCATTTTCTAGTCGTATGGATTGTCCGTCAAAAAAGGATAAAACAAAAGCTGGGTACTGGTCGTGTCGCCTCAATAAATTTGGTCACCTTTTTGGCGGATCCACCTATCCCGGGTTTTGGTAATCTGGGGGAAGGTAAATAATATAATATGACTATTTTTATATATAGTCTATGAAATACATAAAATCATATAAATTATTTGAATCTGTTGATAAAACATTTGTTAAAGATTTTTTAACAGACTTTGGTACACTTATTTCTCTCAATTTTAGTCAGATAACTAAAATGGGTAAAGATGTTGATTCAACAAAAGAATTAACACTCATGATGCAACAACTTAGAAAACCAATAATAAACGGTCAAACTTATTTTGATTTTCTCAAAGATAATATAAATACTATTCCAAATAATTCAAAGTTACTTTCCACACTTTTAGGTATAGTAAGAGATTTTTTAATTTATATAGAACCAAGAGTTAAGAAATTTGTAACTGACGAAGCTGCTTCTAATGGTGTTAATTATAAAGAAGCTTGGTTAAAAAGAATAGAAAAGATTAAAAACGATTACAAACTAATAATAACCCAACAATGACATTACCTTTCATAGAAGAAAAAATTAGTGATAATCTCTTTATCAGAACTTTTAAACAAGAAAATGATTCTGGAGAAATGGTTTGGCATCGTGACTACGAGGATCGAATAATCGAATCAATCGAGGAAACTGATTGGGGATTTCAGTTAGATAATCAACTACCTATTCGTATTTCTGGTAAAATATATATACCAAGAGGAGTTTATCATCGTTTAATAAAAGGATCTGGTGATTTAAAAATAAAATTAGAAAAATTATGAAACATCTAAGAAAATATAACGAAGCCTTTGGTCAAGAGTGTTCATTTGAAGATTTCAAAGATATTATGCTTGATATTTTAGATGATTTCAATTTTGAATATGAATTTCATGATTATTCAAAAGATGAAAATCCTTTTTATGATTGTTTGATTGATTTATCCGGAAAAGAAGAATATGCTCTACATGATGATATACCTTCAATGAACATAAATTTTCTTGGATGGAGAGAAGACCAAACATTACCACCAACGGATGATCCAGAAGAAATTACAAACGATGGAATAAACGACTGTGTAACATCAATTAACGATAATATTGAAAGATTGGAAGATTTGAAAAAAAATTTAGCCAGTATAATTAAATATCAAAAAGATTGTTCAAAAGTATTTGAATTAATTAAAGTTGTTAATAACAGACTTAAAAAATTCTCTAACTGTTATCATTGTGCAATTGGATTCAATGATGGTGAGTTAAGGATAACATTTGAAATTAAAGATGAAGAGGATTAAATCAGTTGAAAACTACATCTCTGAAAAATTGGGAATTGTTTCTAACCTAGAAACAATTGCCGACCATGTACTTTCTAAACTGGAAGAAAAAAACTATTACCAATTAGAAACCAGAATAAGAGACTATGATGTCACAATCGAATTTTATGTACTATCCGATTTGGAAGAATCCGGATCTTTTTCAACAGTGGATCTAGATAAGAGAATCTTTAAGATAAAAATCAAAAAATTGAACAAATCAACACTAATCCACGAACTAAAACATTTAGATAGATTTTTAGTCAGAAACACAAAGAAAGGATTAAAATACGAATCGAGAAGTATAATGACACACATTACCAATTTCGTAACAAAGAACTTCAGTCACTTTTTTAAAGATAAAGAATCTGCGGAAATGCTTAGTCTAATAATCTATTATTCCAATCCAGATGAATTTGAATCACACTTTAATGGCATCTATCATCAATTAAAAAACATCATATCAGAGAAAATGTCCAAAGAGGAAAAAATTAAATTAATTAACGAATAACTACAAGATGAGGCAATATACATCTTTTATAGATACTTTTCTAAAAACGAATTCGACATCAGATATTTTTTCAAATCGAATCGGGACATGAACCAATATCTAAGTGAATATAGAAGATTCTTAGAATCATTTACTAATCAAAAAGTAGAACGTATTTCAATTTGGAATCAACTATTTTCTCATTTGAAAAAGTGGATTAATTCAAAGTTAGACGATGTTGAATCTGATAACTCATATCAGGAGTTTAATAAAAAGGTTAATGTATCAGTGCAAAAAAACTATCGAAAGTTTAACAGACTTTACTCACTTTTAGTCTTATAGTTCTCATTAAAAGCTCTGATAATCTCATCAAACTCCCTAATCAAACCAGACTTAAAATTGTCATTATCATACTTTTGTTCTAAAATATATTTTCTGATAAACTCCTCATAATCTAATTGAATAGAAACTTGCAATTCCTCCTCAGTCATCGGAGGACTTTTTTCTTTTTCTTCTTCAGATTTAACTATATCATCCAAATACTCAACTGAGGCAAAGTTTCCCTTCTCTAATAACAATTCTAACTTTCTTCTCAATTTTCGATTACTAACTAAAAGATTATTGGAAATAGTTAAGTCAATATAATCTTTAGTATTTTTAAGAGAATTCAAATCATCTATATCAGATTCTTCTCTTACTGTGAATTTTTTAAATACTGGAGAATGTGTATTGGGAACAAAATCTATCTTTCCAGAAACTAAATCAAGAATTGTAATTCCCTTCTGATCCCCCATATCATTTCTATCCATTTGATAAGGAGATCCGATAAAAGTAAAATTTTCACTAGATTGTCTAATATGTATATGGCCCGAGAATACGTGTTTATATCCCTTGAATTCAAGAACATCAATTTTATCAGGATTTCTATGTGCAACTGAATTTAAGTGCATACGACAACCGTTTAAGTCAGAATGACAGAAAAGATAGTTCCCAGGATTTTCCTTGATTGATTTTATCATATCCAGTCTTCTCTCAATCCAAGGCATAAGAACTAATTTGTTACCAAATAATTCAATACTTGAAGTTTCAGTATAAACATGAATATTATCAACAAAATTAAAAAGGCGAACTGAATTAACATCATTAGTTCCTTTGTTCCATAAATCATGATTTCCCACGATTAGATGAACTGGAAGTATTTTAGATATTTCAGTTAGTATTTTTTCAGCCTTATAGGAAGCAATGATTGGAATAGAGGTTCGATTATCATAAAGATCACCACAATGTATCATAATATCACCTGGTTGAACATTCTTTTTTAAATAAGGTATCAAGAAATTGATGAAGTAATCCTCCATCATATTAAGCCATTTATCTAAATTATTTAAATAAACTCCAAAGTGCCAATCTGTTGTGAGGAAAACTCTCATCGTCTAAGTATTATTTTAAACTTATATACACAAAATGGTATTTGGTTTTTAAACCAAAACCAATTCAAATTTAGACCTACCACAATCATATATCTTTGGATATCCCAAACAACTCTCAGACATACCAATCTTTGACCTCCTAAACCCCGATTTGTGAAATCTTTTATTATCAATAATATACTTATAATCAGGATACCCACTTGAAACTTTACTAAAACCCAACATAAAATACAAATTTCCATTACTCCAACTTCTATCAGAGTATGAAATTATTCTTTTTGGATGATAATTTTTTACAAAAAATGAAATAATTTTAGAAGCACCACCAACAACAGAAATACCAAGAGAAGAGCAAAATCTACTCAAATTCCATTCATCTTCTTTCATCTTTTTCCTACCCTCAAATTGGTCAAACACCATTAAACTAACTATCTCATCATTATATAACAATCCTATTTTTACTTTTGATGTAACAAAACCCTGAACATGATTTCTATCCAAAAATTCTTTCACTAATTTACTATCTTCCATCAACATGACTTTACACTTTCGAGCAGGAATCCTCTCAGAAACTCCTATAAGATTTATAATTTGACTCTTAATTATATCCTTTTTGAAAATCCAATCATCTTCCCAAATATGGACTATTCGAACACCACGATCTAAGAAATAATTGGTTTTATTAAGATGATAATTCTTATCTTTAAATTTATTTGAATGCCAATATAAACCATTAAACTCAAATCCTATTTTTATATCTGGTAAATAGATATCAATCTCCAACCCATCTCTATATGAATCAATAACTAAACCGCTATAAATATTCCTTATCCACTCAGAAATCTCCTTTTCTTTAAATGACTTTGAATCACTGACCGGATTACAAACAGTACAAATTGGAGTACCATTCTCAACCCTATCATTAAACGTGGTTTTATGGATACTAAAATCATGATCTTTATATGGACACCTAATAGTAACAATTGAACCAGCTCTACATACTAAGTTTAAATTCATATCGGACAACTTCGAAATCCAATAATCCTCATGTCTAATAGAATTCATTTTATTATTCAGAATGCTCATTCTATTTGACAAGGAATCTCTAACCTCTAATCTTTGTGAATTAAACTCAACACCAAATTTACTAAACATTGTTTTTGATTTTCTTTCTTTAACCGACTCAACAAATGATACATTCTCATATCCATATTTTTCCAAATTGGATTTTTTAATTTTAGACTTAATAAAATCATTACATAACGGAGTCACATATCCATATCTTTTCAAATTTGTATCTCCAACCTTTTCTTTCTTCTCATCTGAATTAGATGCGCATTTTGGAGAACAGAATTTATGAAATCCCACAGAGGTGTTTATTAAATTAGTATATCTAAATTTACAATAATTACATAAAGGTGGAGATTTTAAATCACAATAATATAAGTAAACCTTTGTTTTGAAATCTAAAACTATGTCAAACTTTTGATTGATGAAATCATCAACTAAAGGCATATTTAGTTTAAAATTTCGACTCTTACAGTAATTAAAAAAATCTTCTTTTGAGGAGTCAATTATACTCAGTGATAATAACTCATTTTTTTTCTCCAATATGCACTTTCTTTTAGAGTTAAGAGAATCTTTCCTACAATCTTTACAAGTTTTTCTAAAACTCATTCTATCCTTCCTAAACTCAAAATAATCTGAGTCCTTTTCTATTAAACACTTATTACAAATCATATTGTATATATCAATAATCAAATATGAAGTTTGGTAAAATCTATCCCATTTTTATATTTAAAAACCCTCTAACTTAGAGGGTTTTAATATTAGAATGATAATATGAAGTTATTTTAATAACCAGACACAAATGGTGGTTGAATGGTGAAGTTATTATCAATGTACTCGTCAATCCAGTAATCAAAGACGAACTTAGCTGAAGTATCTTCCCAGATACCATTCGAACCCCAATCCATTGTGGGTGATCCAACAGAAGATATCTGACAGTTTTGAAAAGTAACTCTTCTTAGAACAAGACCTTTTTTATCATGTTGGTTTACAATAATAGTTCCAATTATATCAGCCTTGTAGTGAAGATATCCATTTTGTGAATTCCAAACCAAATCATACCAAGCTCTTAATGTGTTCCAAGTTTCCATAGAACCCTGTGAGTTAACATTCACATTGAATTTTATATCCAACTCACCTGAAGATTTATCAGGACCAGCATTCAAGAATTCACGAGTTGAATATTTGAAACGTTGTTGAGAAGCACCAATATCCTTATTAGTAACACCTAAATCGATGTTTTTAGCTTGTTGTAAAAGCAACACAGGATCTCTACCCTGAGTTTGTAATATTGTAGGTAACACGAATGTTATCTCAAACAGATTTAAATAAACCGGTTCTTGTGGTTGTGTTGTAGGACCACCAGGTGATCCGGTCATTTGGAGTTGAGTGAAGTGCGGTAGTGGCATAGTCTAAATTATTTTTATAATATATATTTTGATGCATTAACTCTCTAATATACTTAACAATAAATATGTCTAAAAAATTGCACTTTTCATATTTAGTATGTAATATATACTAAATATGAGATGCAATTTTAGATATTGTAATAAAGAGATAAACTATGGCAGACCAGATAGGAAATTTTGCAATAAAAATTGTAAAAGTAAGGAGAATAAAATACTATCCGAGATAAAAATACTGAATATGAAATCCAAAAAGACTAAAGAATTTATCGAAAAGTCGATCAAAATACATAATAATAAATTCATATATGATTTGGTAGTTTACACTAACTGCCGATCAAAAGTAAAAATAATATGTCCTACTCATGGTATTTTTGAACAAAAAGCTAGTAATCATCTACACAACGGATATGGATGTGACTCTTGTGCAAGAGATGAACACAAACTAACTCAACTATCAACAGAGAGAATAAATAACCTTAAAAGAATACATAATAACAAATATGAATATAAAGATTTATCAGTTATAAAAGGATTTATAAATATCATTTGTCCAAATCACGGAATCTTCACTCAATATCTATACTACCATGAATACGGACACGGATGTGTTGAGTGTAATTCATCATCAAGAGGTGAAGATTATATTAAAAATTATCTAGAAAATAATAATATTTGTTACATTAGAAATCACATTTTTGATGGATGTAAGAATAAGAAGGGTTTAAGGTTCGACTTCTATCTCCAAGAGTTGGATACTATAATAGAATATGATGGTGAACATCACTTCAAAGAGAATAAATATTTTGGCATTGGTAATTTAGAATATGTTAAGAAAAACGATGAAATTAAAAATAGATTTTGTCAAGAAAATAATATTAAAGTGATTAGGATACCATATTATGATTATGATAAAATAGATGA